CCGCTTCAACATTGAAGCTAAATGTGTCAAGCGTTTCAGCACCTGCGGTATTAGCTGAAGCACAAGAAATGCTAACTGCCACAATCAATGTAAGCGCAATCACGAGCTGGAGTTAAAAATGAGCAACATTATAGATGTTCCTTCCGAGGACAAGGCTTGGCTTGAAAAAGTCGGGCAAGTAGCACCAAAAACCGAAAAGCCACAAATCGTAAAGAAAGACGAGGAATAACCAAATGGCTGTATTTCTAAATAACAAAGTAGGCGTTAAGGTTAACTCAGTTGATCTTAGCGACCATGTAACAGCAGTAACTCTAAACCGTTCATTTGATGAGCTAGAGGTAACTGCAATGGGTGACGGCGGTCACAAGTTTGTAAAGGGCTTAGAAGCCTCATCTGTAACTATTTCTTTCCTAAATGACACAGCTGCTGCAAATGTACTAGCTACATTACAAGCTGCATGGGGAACAAATGTAACTGTTGTACTACTACAAGAAAAAGGCACAGCAGTTGGCGCAACCAATCCGCTGTACACAATGACTTGTTTAATCAACAATACAACTGACATTAACGGTTCTGTTGCTGATCTAGCAGTACAAGATTTAACTTTCAACATTAGTGGTACAGTAGCAGTAGCCACAACAGGCACTTTCTAAGGAGTAAAATGTTAGGACTTAAAATCACCAAGGCTTCAGGTGAGGAATCTGTTTTAGAAATCACACCAGCGATTGAGTACGCATTTGAGCAGCATTGGAAAATGGGCTTCCATAAATACTTTAGAGATGAGGAAAAGCAGACTGGTTTATACTGGGTTGCTTGGGAAGCCCTACGCCGTTCAGGGGAAACTGTAAAGCCTTTTGGTGAGCAGTTTCTAGAGACCTTGAAAAAGGTAGAGATTGTAGACGCTGATACCCCAAATGGGTGACGAGGTATGACTTTACTTATTTGATTGCTTCATTAGCAGTTGAAACAGGCATACCTCACAGCGAGTTTATTAACATGGATAAGTCAATGCTATTGGCAACATTGGCATATATGAAGGATAGGGTCAAACAAATTGAGCAGCACAGTAGAGGTAAAAGGCGGTAAAGCCTTAATTCTTGCGCTCAAAAAGTATGACAAAGATTTAGGAAAAGAATTAAATCAGGAAATGGCAAGTTACCTACAGCCTGTAACTCGCAAGGCTCGTAGCTATTTGCCAAGCCAATCTCCATTATCAAATTGGGGTAAGCCAGTTTCAAGTTCAGAAACTATAGATTACAGACCTTTTCCAAGGTACGACGGGCTTAAAGCTCGCAGAGGTGTTGGTTATACAACTACACCAAGCAAACCAAACAAAAAAGGTTTCATTTACTTTGCACAGATATTTAACTCAGAAGCAGGCGGTGCTATTTTTGAAACCGCTGGACGAAAGCACCCTAACGGCAGACCTACTTACACACGAGTCAAAAAACGCGAAGGTGCACTCAATACAGTATTTCAGTTTGATAAAAAATCAGGCAAAGAGTTTATTGATTATTACGATTCAAATAACCCACTTGCAGGCTACCAATTTATTCACAGTATGCCTGAACTATACAAAGTACCACGCAAGGCCAATCAATCAGGTCGCCTAAGTCGTAAAATGAACGGACGGGCTATTTTTAGAGCATGGGGCGAGACTTACGGCAAGGTAACCCCTCAAATTATTAAAGCAATGGAAAATGCCAAACAAAAGTTTGACACAGGAAAGAGAGCTGCCTAATGGCAAAAACAGATTTATCGGTCAAAATTGGTGCTGAGTACATTGGTAAGGCTGCCTTTGCTAAGGCTGAGAAAAGCGTCAAGCGACTTGGTAAGCAGGTTGCAGCGTTAGCCCTTGGTGGCGGTGTACTTAATTTTGGACGCAGTTCAATCAAAGCATTTTACGATTCTGAAAAGTCTGCAAAGGCTCTGTACGGCACGCTTAACAACCTTAACCTTGCATATCGTAAAGATGATGTTAACAAGTACATTGACAAACTAAGCCTTGCAACGGGCATAGTAGACGAAACTCTTAACCCAGCCTTTCAGCAATTCTTACTTACAACCCGAGATGTAACCAAGTCACAGCAACTATTAGGCACAGCCCTAGACATAAGCGCAGGCACAGGTTATGACTTGGCTACTGTCACTAAAGCATTAAGTGGGGCTTATGGTGGCAACAAAACAGCACTAGGCAAAATGCAACTTGGTCTTACAAAGGCACAGATTGAAGCCAACGATTTTCAAACTATCCTCAAAGCCCTAAACTCAATTTTTGCTGGACAGGCTGCTTCAGCGGCAAGTGGTTACACAGGTCAGATAGATAAACTAAACATTGCGATTGATCAACTTAAAGAGAATGTTGGTAAGGGTTTAGTTCAAGGCTTATCAGACGGTAACGGCAATATAGATCAAACAGCACAAAACATTGCAAGACTAGGCACAGCACTTGGTACAGCTACGGGCTACCTTGCCAAGTTTGCGACTGGTTGGACAGAGCTATTTACTAAAGAGGCTTGGACTCAATTTTGGAACGACTTAACAGGTCAAAAACCTTTACTGCAAATATCTAGGGGTGGCGATCAGGGCGGTGCCGAAAGAGCAGCACAACAGAAAATAGATCAACAAGCCAAACGACTTGCAGAACAACAACTTAAAGCAACTAAGGCTTTAACTGCCGAGCAAAAGAAAGCACAGCTGTTAAAGAAATCCCAAGGCATTTTAGATGTAGAGCAAGCTAGCATTTTGGCAGGATTACAAGGCAAGATTACAGCTAACGAAAAACTTAGATTAGAACTGCAACTGGCTTTACTTACAGGCAATGCTAAAGAAGCTGATCGCCTAAGCAATGAGTTATTGTTATCACAGGCTCGATTAACAGGATTAGCCACATTTATTACAAGCCTACCTAAAGCTTTAAATCCATTTGCAGATTACCCAGCCTATGTTCAAATGGCTTTAGCAGAATTGGCTAAGTTGGCTAATGCTAAAAGCATGGTTACTTTTCAAGGTGTTACAGCGCCTATGGGTACACCCATTCCATTTGCTTCAACAGTAAGCAATGCCCCTACGATCATTAACAACTTTGCTGGTAACTTGGTTACTGACAAAGACTGGGCAGAATATGTAAGACTACAACTTATCAACCAAGCAGGCGGTGGCAACTTTGCTACCTTAAACCGTAATGATTTTAGGCAATGACAGCCCCAGCAACAATCAATGTAAGCCTTAACTTCTCGTCGGGTGCGACTTTTCAAAACCCTTTTACGGTTGGAGACCCTGTTAATGGCAGGCTTGGGTTTGGTATTCTTTCTGATTCAACAGCCCCAGCTTTAGTGGTTGATTTAACAGACATAACTAAGTCAGTCAAAATCAGGCGTGGTCGCAATATTTTGCGAGACACTTATGAATCAGGTTCAGCCGAGGTCAGAATCTATGACACTAATGGAGACTTTAACCCACAGAACACAAGCAGCCCTTACTACGGTCAGTTAACACCATTACGCAAACTTCGTATCTCAGCTTCAGTCGGTGGCAATACTTACTATCTTTTCAGCGGTTATACAACTGATTATGCTTACAGCTATGACAAAGGTGAGAATGTTGGTTATCTAGACATTTCAGTATCTGACGCATTTAGATTGTTTAACTTGGCTACTGTGACGACGATCACAGGGCAAGCAGCAGGTCAAGATACTGGCACACGAATCAATAAGGTGTTGGACACCGTATCTTTTCCTAATGGTATGCGTTCAGTAGATACTGGTAATTCTACATGTGTTGCAGACCCAGGGGTTGTTAGGACAGCATTACAAGCTATTGTTAACGCAGAGTTCAGCGAGCAGGGGGCTTTCTATTGCGACCCTGAAGGGCAAGCGGTATTTAAGAATCGTGCCAATGTAATTGCTTCAGCTGGTGGCACACCTATTCAGTTCAACCAAACTGGTGGAATCCCATACCAAGATTTGAAGTTTGCCTTTGATGACAAACTAATTATTAACCAAGCAACAATTACAAGAGTTGGCGGTACTGCTCAATTTAGCCAAGACACAGACTCTGTTGCTACATACTTTCCTCACTCAGTTTCATACGCTGATCTAGTTGTTGAGACAGACGCCGAAGCCTTGAACATAGCCAAAATTTATGTGGCTACGAGAGCTGATACAACTATCCGCATTGACCAAATGACTGTTGATCTGTATGACACTTCAGTCCCAACTGCCACAATGCTAGGCATTGACTATTTCCAAAATGTAGATATAACCAATATCCAGCCTGACGGGTCAACTATCACCAAGAACTTGCAAGTGCAAGGTGTTGCTTGGGATATAACCCCTAACCGCTGGTTGGGTACTTTTACCACACTTGAACCAATCACAGACGGGTTTATCATAGGTAACACCACCTATGGCGTCCTCGGTGATGATATACTAAGCTACTAAGGAGTAATACAATGGCAACAGGTTTTCCAGCTTCAACGGGTGATGTTCTTTCAGCGGCTATGTTTAATGGCTTAGTTACCTTCACAGCAAATGCACAGTCAGGTGCTACTTACACAGTAGCCAATACAGACCTTTATCAGGCTTTGGTTATTACAACAAACGCTTCAACTAAGACTGTAACCATTGCCCCTGATTCAACTCTTACAGCTGCCGCAGTCGGTTCAGCTATTACTTTTCTAAACACAGGCGCAGGGTTATTAACCTTTGCTGCTGGTTCAGGCGTAACCATTGCCTCAGCAGGTGCAGCACCAACAGCACCAACCTTGGCACAATACAAGTCATGCGTTGCAGTTCGTACTGCCGCTAACACTTGGATTATCACAGGCGCAATAGCCTAATGATTGGCAACATTGCTGCTGGACTTTATGGGGTTGGAGTAACACCTTCAACTTCATCTTATGAAAGTATAGCCACAGTTTTAGTTGGTTCAGGTGGTGCTTCGTATGCTGAGTTCACATCTATACCAAGCACTTACAAACATTTACAAATCCGTTGCAGCATTAGAGGTTCAAACAATAACTATCAATTAATAAGACTTAATTCAGATAATAATACAAATTATGCTTATCATTATTTATATGGCACAGGTTCAGCCGTTGGTGCTGGAAATGTAACTAGCACTACATCAATGGGTTTTACAGACACCACCAACTCAGCCAGCATTTTTAACGCTTTAATAATTGATATTTTAGATTATGCCAGCACTAGCAAAAACAAAACATTAAGAGGGCTTGGTGGTTTTGATACTAATGGCGGTGGCTTTATTTCTATGAATAGTGGTTTATGGTTCAAAACCCCCGAAGCAATTAACACAATTAGATTTACACCTGATAATGGCACTTATGCAGAATATAGCACCTTCGCCCTATACGGAATAAAGGATTAACATGCCATCAACTTATGAACCGATAGAGACAACAACTGTAGGAACTGCTACAAATACAGTTACATTTTCCAGCATTGGCGGAAGTTATACTGATTTAATTATTGTAACTAATGTTAAATCAACCTCAACCGAAAACATGTCTATGAGATTTAACTCAGACACAGGCAGTAATTATTCAAGAACAGTTTTGACGGGTAATGGGTCTAGTGCCAGTAGCGATAGACAAACAAGCGTAACTTCAATAGGTACTGACTATAATGGATACTTTGATGGCAGCGACTTTAATCAAGCCAAAATTATTCAGATAATGAATTACAGCAACAGCACAACTTACAAAACATGTTTAATCAGAAGCAATAGAGCGCAATCAGGAACGGACGCAATAGTTGGTTTATGGCGCAGTACCAGTGCAATCACATCTATTACGCTTGGTGCTAATAGTCTTAACTTTGCAACAGGCTCAACCTTTACTCTTTATGGAATTAAGGCGGCATAATGGCTACGACATATACGCTTATTGATAAGACAACAGTTGGTTCAGGTGGCACTTCATCAATTACTTTTACATCTATTCCATCAACTTATACAGACTTAAAACTTGTGATAAGTTCTAGGAGTACACAAAGTGCATTAGGAGAAGCCAATCGCATTGCTTTTAATAGTGATACTACAAATGGAAATTATACGCAAAAACGATTACTAGGTACTGGTAGCGCAGCAAGTTCTCAATCTCAAACAGAGCGAGAAACTTTTTTCAATGTGGGTTCAACTGCTACTGCCAGCACTTTTGCTAACTCAGAAATCTATATTCCAAATTATTTAGGTTCAAATAGTAAATCTGCTTCAATAGATACTATTACAGAAAATAACGGAACGGAGGCTTACGCCGCTTTAATTGCAATTAAATGGTCAGGAACATCAGCAATAACTTCAATTACTTTAACACCTGAAAGTCCTAGTTCAACTTTTGTGCAATATACATCAGCCTACTTATACGGAATTAAAAACTCATAAAGGAGAAACATGACAAAACCAACTAAACTAATCATCAATTGCGAAACTAAAGAGCAGATTGAGGTTGAACTAACTGATGAGGAAATTGCACAGTTAGAGGCAGACCAAGCAAAAGCACAGGCTGACAAGGCACAAGCTGACGCTGACGCTGCTATTAAGGCTGAAGCTAAGGCTGACCTACTTGCCAAGCTAGGTATCACAGCTGAGGAAGCTGCTTTACTACTTTCCTAATGAAACCATGGCTGTCCAAAAGCGCAGTACAGCTGCGTGAACAAATAGATGATTCTTACCCAAGTCGTAGCAGGAAGTCTGACGGGTGGGTGGCTGATCTGCGTCATCAACAGGCAGGTAAGTCAGACCATATACCTGACCCGAAGTCCAACGGCGTCGTTAGAGCTATTGACATTGACGCTAGCCTTTCTGACAACCGAGGAGATTCAGCATATTTGGCAGATCAGCTTAGACTCTACGGGAAAAATCATGGACGCATATCTTATGTAATTCACTTAGGCAAAATTGCTAGTCCTGTACTGGGTTGGCGTTGGCGTAAGTATAAAGGCTTCTCACCTCATAACCACCACTTACATTGCAGCTTTACCAAGGCTTCCGATAATGACAGTACCTTTTTTGACATACCACTACTAGGGGGCAAAATATGAAATCTAAACATTGGGCAATGATTAACAGCTATGGACGATCTGCCTTTGTTTGTCTAGCCACAATCTATGTAACACAACCTGACCTTGCACCTTCAGAGCTATGGAAAGCCTTCGCTGTTGCTTTCATTGCACCTTTACTGCGTGCATTAAATCCTGATGACACACAGTTTGGCATAGGCTCAAAAGAGTAATGACAGCGGTAGAAATTGCCGCTATCTGTGCCGCAATAACAACTGTATTTACTGGCTTTGCAGTAGGACTTAGGTTCTTAGTTAAGGGCTGGTTAAATGAACTTAGACCCAATGGTGGGTCAAGTATTAAAGATCAGATCAACAGGCTTGAAGGGCGTGTTGATGACTTATTTGTCCTACTATCGAGAGACAATTAAACCATGGCAGCCAAAAAGAAACCTCCACGCAGAAAAAGGTCAGTAGCTCGTTTAGAGACTACTGCACTAGATCAGCACGCCATTGCGCTTAATGAGTATTTCCGAGCATTACGCAGGGCAGGTTTCACCGTCGAGATTGCATTAGGTCTAATGGATAACAAGAACAGTATGCCTGAGTGGTTAATACCTACAACAGCTGATACTGACATTACACCTTTTCAAGACGACGACGAGGACGAGGACTAACTAATTAAGCGAATTGCCTTTATAAGCGATCTGCAAGCCCCGTACATAAATGAATTAGCAGTAAAATCCGTAGGGCGTTTTTTAGCCAAATGGAATCCACACCAAACAATCTGTGTGGGTGATGAGATAGACATGCCTCAGTTAGGCAGCTTCAATGCCAACACCATTGACGAAATGGTTGGCAACTTAGATGAGGACAGAGTATTTACCCAAGAGGTATTAACTTACTTGGGAGTAACCGACATAGTGGGAAGCAATCATGGAATCAGACTGTACCGATCAATCAAGAAAAGACTCCCAAGTTTTCTTAACTTACCCGAACTCAAATATGAGCGTTTTATGGGATATGACAAGCTCAACATCAAGTTTCACCCATACGGATTTGACTGGGCAAAAGGTTGGCATGTCACTCATGGCGACGCTTTCCCTATGTCTAACAATGCTGGGCAGACAGCCTTAAACGGCGCACGCCGCATAGGTAAAAATGTTGTCTGTGGTCACACCCACAGGCTAGGTCACATGTCCTACTCAGAAGCCCACAATGGGCGTTTAGGGCGTGTATTACAGGGTGTAGAGGTAGGCAACCTAGTTGACCTATCTAGTAGCGGTATGAGCTACACAAGGGGCTATGCCAACTGGCAATCAGGGTTTGCTGTTGCCTATGTAGACGCCAATCGTGTGACGGTAGTCACAATCCCAATTAACCATGACGGTAGTTTTATTTTTGAGGGTAAGGTTTATGGGAAAAGAGCATAACCGCACCATTGATGACCATATTGACGACTTTGACGCAATAGGGGTTTTGTAACAAAAGCGTTATAGGACACGCCTGTCAGTTCCTACACTTACCATGATTACAAGCGCATACTACTGTCGTACCCAAATAACGGATTTGGGACAGGAAAGGAAATCATGTCTACATTTACAGCAATAAGTATTTTGTTCTACACAGCTGGTCTTTCTTACTGTGCTTACTACTTCGGTTTTGACCGAGGTTTTAACATAGGCAAACAGCGTGGCTGGGTCAATGGTTATGCTTCAGCCAAGGCAGTCAAACGAACTGCACAAGATGAGGTATTTGACTATGAAAAAAACTAATGAGTGGCTCACCGATATTAACGACACACTTACTGCAAGAGGTGCAATCTATGGTTCAGCAGCTACAAACCATAGACGAATCAGCGAGTTATGGTCAGGTTACTTGGACACTTACATTAGTCCTGAACAAGCAGCCATGTGTATGCTGCTCGTCAAAGTCTCTCGTCTCAGCGAAAGTAGCC